GCAAAAGTAGGTACTGCAGCACATGAACTCTCAGAACACAAACTGAAAAAGGCACTCCGCATCAGAAGTAAGAGGCCCGTGTCAGAGTATGATTCAGATGAAATGGAAGAATGCACAGATGAATATGTTGCCTTCATCATGGAGCAGGTAGAAGTTGCAAGAAAGTCCTGTACTGACCCTATCGTTCTTATTGAACAACGCCTTGACTTCTCTTGCTATGTGCCAGATGGATTTGGTACGGGAGACTGTGTAATCATCTCAGATGACAGGCTTCACATAGTGGATTTCAAATACGGAATTGGAGTCCTTGTGGACGCAGAAAACAATCCGCAGATGAAACTGTATGCATTAGGGGCTCTTGAAATCTATGACAGTCTCTACGACATCAAAGAAGTATCAATGACAATATTTCAGCCGCGAAGAGAAAACGTCAGCACCTGGACTGTTCCGGTAGAAGAACTTAAAGCCTGGGCAGAAGAAGAACTAAAACCTAAGGCAGCAAAAGCCTATCAAGGAGAAGGTGAATATATCCCTGGTCCGTGGTGTACTTTCTGCAGAGCATCCACCAGATGTCGCGCTAGGTCTGATGAAAAGCTCAAACTGGCTCAGAAGGAGTTTAAGATGCCACCACTTCTTACGGATAGCGAGATTGAGGAAATTCTAATGATTATTCCCGACCTCACAAAGTGGGCCAATGAAATAACTGCTTATGCCACAGATGCAGCAGTTAACCACGGTAAAGAGTGGAGTGGCTTTAAAGTTGTGGAAGGTCGCTCGGTTCGCAAATACAAAGATGAAGATGCTGTAGCGGAAAGAGCTGTAGTAAGCGGATATAAGGATATTTACCGTAAGAGCCTTATTCCTTTGACAGAGATGCAGAAACTGATGGGCAAAACCAAATTTGAGGAAATCTTAGGAAGCCTCATAGTAAAACCACCGGGAAAGCCAACGCTTGTTCCTAAAACAGATAAAAGAGTGGCTATGAACGTAACGAACGCAAAAAACGAATTTAATGAAATTATGGAGGATTGATCATTATGAAAAACAATACGAATAGAACTAAGGTTATTACAGGTGTGAACACAAGACTTTCATACTTCCACGGCTGGGAGCCGGTTTCCGTCAACGGTGGTGCTGAAAAATACAGCGTATCCGTACTCATTCCAAAGGACGATACAGAAACCATTAACGCAGTAAATGCTGCTATTGATGCTGCTATTGAAGAAGGCATCGCTAAGTTTGGTGGAAAGAAGCCCAACAAGGCTGCTATAAAAATTCCTCTGCGTGATGGGGATGTGGAGCGCGATGACGAAGCATATAAAGGGCATTATTTTATCAATGCCAATAGCAAAACCGCTCCCCAAATTGTGGACAAGAGTGTAAAGCCAATTATGGATCGTGGTGAAGTTTACAGCGGATGCTTTGCTAGGGTTTCTCTGAATTTTTTCGCATTCAATTCCAATGGGAATAAAGGTGTGGCTTGCGGACTTGGCAACATTCAAAAGATTAAAGATGGCGAGCCTCTTGGTGGAAAGAGTTCTGCAGCAGATGATTTTACAACTCTTGCAGAAGATGACTTCCTTGCCTAATAGAAAAGGCCAATTGACGGTGGTGGGGGTATTTCCTCTGCCACCTGCTTTTTTAGGAGGTGCATTGAATGGATGAGATATGGAAAGACATACCCGGATATGAGGGGAAGTACCAGGCAAGCAGTGAGGGCAGAATTAAGAGTCTTGAACGTATAATTCATAGTAGCAATCAGAATGGCGAGTTTGATTATTTATTAAAGGAAAGAATACTTCGACCCGGAAAGCGAGGTAATTACCTAATGGTTGTCCTAAATGATCCAAGACAAACCTTTGCAGTTCATCATTTGGTTATGGTTGCTTTTGTAGGCGAAAGGGATGGTATGTATGTGCTTCATGCAAATGGGGATCCCAAAGATAATCGCCTAATGAACCTTCGATATGATACGCAGACTGAAAATGTTTATGATGTTTATCGCCAAGGCAAAGCATGGAAGAAACTTACCATGGATGATGTTGAAGGAATACGATTTGGCTTATTCTGTGGGTTTACCTGCACTCGGCTTGGAGAGATGTATGGTGTGGGTCATCAGGCTATAAGCAAAATAAAGAATGGAGATAGATATGCATGGCTGAAATAAAAACATTACATTGTGATATTGAAACTTATAGTAGCGTCAATTTAGCAAAGTGTGGTGTGTATCGTTATGTTCAGGCAGATGATTTTGAAATTTTGTTGTTTGCCTATTCCATAGACGGAAGTGAGGTTAAAATAATCGAGCTAGCCCGCGGTGAAAAGATACCACCAGTAATACTTTCTGCAATAGAAGATGATAAAGTTATAAAATATGCTCATAATGCTTCCTTTGAGCGGATATGCTTCTCACGCTTTCTGGGATACCCAGTGGGTAAGTATATTCCTCCTGAATCATGGAGGTGCACAATGACATGGGCAGCATATATGGGGCTGCCGTTATCATTAGTAGGTGTGGGTGCGGTTCTTGGCCTTGGGAAGCAAAAAATGATGGAAGGTAAAGATCTGATTCGTTTCTTTTGTTCTCTTTGTAGCCCAACTAAGGCAAATGGAAACCGCACAAGAAATTTACCCTCTGATGACCCAGATAAATGGGAGCGATTCAAATCCTATAACATTCGTGATGTCGAAGCTGAGATGGAGATTGAGCAGAAATTGATTAAATTTCCTGTGCCAGATTTCGTATGGGATGAATATCATTTGAGTGAGAGAATTAACGATCGAGGCATTAAGGTAGATATGGACTTTGTTAAACAGGCCATTACTATGGATGAGATGTCCCGCACCAAGCTAATGGATCAGATGCAGAAAGTAACAGAACTTGATAACCCCAACTCAGTGCAACAGATGAAAGGCTGGCTCTCTGAAAATGGTGTGGAAACAGATACGCTTGGTAAAAAAGTAGTAGCAGAGTTATTAAAGGAAGCGCCGGAGCATCTAGCTGAGGTGCTTAAACTCCGTCAGCAACTGGCAAAGTCATCTGTTAAGAAATATTCTGCAATGGAAAACGCAGTCTGCAGTGATGGCAGGATTCGTGGCATGTTTACTTTTCTGGGCGCCAATCGGACAGGACGCTTCAGCTCAAAAATAGTGCAGCTGCAGAATCTACCACAAAACCATATCCTGGATTTAAAAGAGGCACGAGGCATCGTAAAAAAAGGTGATTCTGAAGTCCTCGAAATGCTTTATGAAGATATACCAGATACTCTTTCACAGCTTATTCGGACAGCTTTTGTACCAAAAGATGGCTATAAGTTTATAGTTGCCGACTTTTCTGCCATTGAGGCTCGTGTGCTGTCATGGCTTGCAGGTGAAGATTGGAGAAGTGAAGTATTTGCTAGCGGCGGTGATATTTATTGTGCATCCGCATCACAGATGTTTAATGTCCCTGTAGAAAAGCATGGTGTGAACGGTCATTTAAGGCAGAAAGGTAAGATCGCAGAGCTGGCCCTAGGTTATGGTGGATCAGTGGGAGCTTTAAAGGCGATGGGTGCACTGGATATGGGCCTTGAGGAGGAAGAATTAAAACCTCTTGTTAATGCCTGGAGGCAGGCCAATCCGTATATTGTAAAATTCTGGTGGGATGTGGATAGAGCAGCTAAGAAGTGCATCAAAGAAAAGCAATCTCAAGAAATACAAAATATCAAGTTTCATTACAGGAGTGGAATGCTCTTTATTGTTCTTCCATCTGGTAGGCAGCTTGCCTATGTTAAACCACAGATTGGTGAGAATGTTTTTGGTGGAGAATCAGTCACTTACGAAGGTGTAGGTGCTACAAAGAAATGGGATCGACTTGAAAGCTATGGGCCTAAGTTTGTAGAAAACATTGTCCAAGCAATCTCTCGCGACATTTTGATGCATGCCATGCAGACTCTAAGCTCTTACCGTATTGTGGCTCATGTGCATGATGAAGTTATTATTGAGGCGGATCCTAGCATGTCACTTGATAGGGTATGCCAGCAGATGAGTAGAGTCCCTCCCTGGGCAAAGGGATTGCTTCTTGATACCGATGGTTATGAATGCGAATTTTATAAGAAAGATTAGTTAAACAATCAGATTCCACCTCTTGCCGTGGCTACCAGGTAGGAGGTGTTTTTTTTATGAAGATAATTGAAGTAAAAGATGGCAGCCCGATCAAAGGTGAGACAGAACCGATGACAGAGGAACAGTTGCAAAGAGAGTATGACTTTTATATAGCAGAAAGCATTATCAGGATGCTTCAGAAAGAAGGCAAAATTACAGAGGATGAACGACACAAAATATCAGCGTTAAACCGCCAGAAATTCTCACCAAAGCTAGCCGAGATTATGTCTTAAATCACTTGCTATTAGTGGCTTTTAGAGTGATATATGTAATGAAAGAAAGTGAGGTGAGACAATGAAAAAGATAACGAAGATCGATGAACTGACTAAAGCACAGTCCTCAAATATTAAACTTCGAGTGGCTGCATATGCCAGGGTTTCAACAGATAGTGATGAACAACTGGAAAGCCTTAAAGCTCAGCGGGAGCACTATGAAAACTACATTAAATCCAATCCGGAATGGGAGTTTGCAGGGCTTTATTATGACGAAGGGATATCAGGAACCAAGAAGGAAAAGCGACCTGAGCTTCTTCGCATGATTCGCGATTGTGAAAGTAATCGGATTGATTTTATTATCACCAAATCCATAAGCCGGTTTGCACGTAATACCATGGATTGTTTAGAACTGGTAAGACAGCTCTTAAATATCGGTGTTTTCATTTATTTTGAAAAGGAAAATCTAAACACAGGTGATATGGAAGGTGAGTTAATGCTTTCTATTTTATCTGGGTTTGCGGCAGAAGAGTCCGCATCCATTTCACAGAATATGACATGGTCAATCAGCAAAAAATTTCAAAATGGCAGTTTCATTATTGGCAGTCCCCCTTATGGGTATGCCAATGTGAATGGTGAGATGGTCATCGTTCCAGAAGAAGCAGAAGTTGTTAAGCGCATTTTTTCAGAGTGCCTTTCAGGTAAAGGTGGCAGTGTAATCGCAAAAGGTCTCAACAAAGACAAGATTCCAGCAAGTAGAGGAAACCATTGGAGCTCAGGTACAGTGATTGATATGCTCCGAAATGAAAAATATAAAGGGGATGCGCTTTTCCAAAAGACATACACGGATAGCAATTACAGTCGACGACCTAATAAAGGTGAGAAAGACCAATTTTACTGCAAGAATCATCATGAGCCTATCGTCAGCAAAGAAGTGTTTTCTAAGGCACAAAAGTTGATAACACAAAGAGCGAAGAGTAAGGCTGTTAACAAGAACGTGTACCAAAACAGATATGTATTAAGCGGCAGAATCGTCTGTGGAGAATGCGGGTCCAAGTTTAGGAGAAAAACAAACTACTCTGCCGGTAGAAGTTATATCGCCTGGAGCTGCATAGGGCATATTGAAGACAAGGACAGCTGCTCCATGCTATTTATTCGGGATGGAGAGATAAAGGCTACCTTTGCCACCATGATGAATAAGCTTGCCTACAGCAGAAAGATTATCCTTGGGCCACTTTATGATGATATAAGTAAAAACCAAGAAGAGTGTGACCTTGAAAGAATTGATGCCATCGATAAGCGCATGGAGCAATTGACCGAAGAGCGCAATACACTTATTGGCCTTATGACAAAAGGGTTTCTTGAACCGGCACTTTTTAGCAAGGAACGAAATGCTCTGGATAGCGAAATAAAAAATCTAACCACTGAGAAGACGAATCTGGTCATGTCATTTACAAGTGGCACATCACAGGCAGATGAGGTAAAGGCGCTTTTTGATTATGTTTCTAAAGATAAGTTTGATGGCAACTATACAGACGAGGCGTTTGAAAAGTTTGTAGAAAACATCATTGCAAATTCAAGGGATGAACTGATATTTGAACTAAAATGTGGACTTTCCCTTAAAGAAAGGGTGGTGAGGTAAATGGCCTATGTACCATACGGATATACAATTACGGACGGAGTTGTTACCGTTGATGAAAGGGCTGCGGATCAAGTAAGTGATTTCTTTGAAAAGTACATTTCAGGACTTTCTCTAGCTGTGGCCGGTGAGCAGGCTGGTATTGAAAAGACACATTCATCCATGGGGCGTATTTTGAAAAATGTCAACTATCTTGGAAATGACGTATACCCCGCAATCATTGATAAAGAGACGTTTGATAAGGCTGAAGAAGTTAGAAGTAAACGTGCGAAGGACTTAGGGCGGATTGCAGAGCTTGCAGCTTTCAGTTCTCCCCCACCTATAGAGCGATTTAAAGTGAGAAAATCAGAAGGTAAGCTTCCAGATGATCCAGTAGCGCGAGCGGAGTACCTGTATAGTCTGATAGAAAGCGAGGTTTAA